GTACTTTATTACCAGCAGTAACGTCTAACGCAAACACAAAGGGTCTAGATGCGCTCGCCGTAGATTGTTGCACATTTAGGTTTGTTGCGTTTGTTGCTGTAGTAGCTGTTGTCGCATTACCAGATAACGCACCAGAGAATGTCGTTGTTGTAAGCGTACCACCAGTGTATGTTAAACCTGCATCACCCACTACTTCTGTATCACTTATGAAAACGGCGACTTGATTATCAACGGGCGTAGTTCCTAAGTCAGCAGTAATAACGTTTGTCCATGCATACCATGTACCACTGTCTTTACGTCTAGTAGCTAATTTACCATGCCCACTACTACCAAATGCTAATTGATTAGTTTGTCCACCATCATGTATTGCGATCATTGCACCATAATCAAATGGTTCACTAATAGCAGTCGTTGTCCAGTAGTAAACACCATCTTCTGCTGCGGTGTCAATAGTATCTAAGTCAACACCATTAAGTGAACCTTTGTTTTGTAAAACAAGATCAGATAGTAAGTGGGTGTGCGAAGTTGAAGTTACAGCATTCGTTGTCGATGGGGTCAGTGTACTTGGCGTACCCATTGTGACAGAACCGCTACCAGTAATAGTCGTAAAATCTAAACCATTGCCAGCAGCAACAGATGTTACTGTGCCGCCAGCACCAGCAGGGACAGAATAGCCACCTGTTTCATCAAGATAGTTAGTCGCAGCACCACCTGTAGTTAGTGCTACACCATTGAAAGTTGTTGATGCAAGTGCACCTGTTGAAGCATTATATGTTAATGCTGCATCTGTTAATGGTGCTTCATCACCTGTTGCATTATCAACTAATACTGGAAAAGTAGTTGTACTAGTAGTATCTGCTACGGTGATTTCTGAAGCTATACCATCGCTTACTGGTGTAGCTTCAACCCACTGGTCACTTGTACCATCTTCGTACCAAACAAATAGTTTGCCATTTGTACTATCCCACCATAACTCACCATCTGCTGGCGAACCTGGGGCTGAATCTGAAATCGTGACAGGCGCGCCGCTGCCTGGTGCTGCTTGGAACGTTGGTGCTACACCTACGCCATTGGAAGTTAGTACGTGAGTTGCTGTACCAACAGCGACAGTCGTGGCTACACCTGTTGCACTCCACGTAATGAGTTCGCCGTCTGTGCCATCAGCGAGCATTGCTATGTCTACTGCTTTGGCAGCAATAGCTGTTGAGTATGAAAGATTAGCACTACCTGTCCATGCAGCAGATACGCCCGTTACGTCACCTGTTAGTGTTATAGTTCGGCCTGTTGTCCAAGCTGCTGCTGTTGTTGCTGATGTTGCGTTACCAGATAGCGCGCCAACAAATGTTCCTGCTGTTAAAGTATTGCCTGCTGGATTGTACACAAGAGCCGATGCCGAATCATCTATCTGTAAATTTCTATTTCCTGACGTATTGCCAGTAGTGTCACTGAATACTACTTTAAACGCTGAGTTTGTTGCTGTTGCTGTGACATACGGAACTACACCAGATCCTAAATTACCAGATGCAATGTCAACTGCATCAACAGATGTGATTGCGTGAGTATGACTTGTTGCTGTTACTGCGTTAGTAGTTGCTGAAGTCAGTGAGCCTGGCGTACCCATTGTGACAGGGCCCGTTGCTGTAATAGTTGTAAAGTCTAAACCGTCGCCTGCTGAAACTGATGTTACAGTACCAGCACCACCTTGTGAGAACCATTGTACGCTAATGCGTACTGGATCAGTGTTAGTGAAGATAGTACCAGTGTGGATTAGAGTTAACGATATTGTCCAAAAGCCAGTGCTGTCTGTTGGCGCGCCGTTGATAGATGCAACTATGTAGTCTGCTGGATCACTTGCACTTCTAATCGTAAGTATGTCGCCATCAGCAAGATTCGCAAGCATGAAGCTGTTATCTCTTGCAGTATTGTCTACGTCATCAATATATAATGTCGTGATTGAACCAATTGTTACACTGTTGAAGTTAAGTATGCCAGCACCTGGATCAGTTGATGTTACAGCACTACTATATTCGTATTCGATTTCATGTACGTTGTTAGCAGTAAAATCGTTGCCAGCATCATCTGTATACATGAGCGTGTTAGGTGTGTCATCACGTACCCAAATCTGTCCATAACCTGCAGCATCAGTGTCAGCAGCAGCCCGCTCATTTGCAAATATTGATCCCGTTTCTAAGTAGAAATGTCCCGTGTCCATCTCAAGATAGAATCTATCTTGATTAACTAGATCACGGTCTTCAAAAAGGATTCGTTTAGTTGAATCTTGATATGCAAGTATAGCCATAGTATCGCCTGCTACACGAAAAACAATATTACTTTCAGTCGAACTGTTTACTGAGTCCATGCGTATTGTTGGAATGCCAGAAGCAGGGTCGAGTGTCAATGTTGGACTGCTCCATGTAAGCGCACCAGCAGTATCAACCCAATCACCAGCAGACTTGTAAAGTAGATCACCTGTACCGACACCAGTAGTGTCAACATCTGAAAGATCGTCCAATGCTCCTGATCCTGGCACTGAATAAGAACCAGTTTCATCAAGATAGTTTGTTGCTGCGCCGCCAGTTGTTAGTGCTACACCATTGAATGTTACTGCTACTAGCGCACCACTGGTCGCGTTATATGTAAGTTGTGAATCAGTCTTCGGACCAAGATCACCAGTAGCACTCTCAAAGAATGCTGGGAATGAAGTAGTATCTGTTGAGTCTGCTACAGTAATTACTGTTGGGGTTTGAGTATCTGCACTCAACACGCCTGACGTTGCTGTTAGGCCAGTGCCAGCCAATGCAGTAGCAAAATCAGCACCAGACTCTTTCGCAGCCGTACCTGAAACACCACCGTCTAAGAATAACACGTAGTCTGTTGCTGGTGCGTATACTGCTTCTGTTGCGATTGTACTTAGATCAAGCGGATCAGTATCACCCCACACCCAATACTCAGTATCGGTATACTTATAAACTGTTACGATGCCGCCCTGCTCTACAGTTACATTGCCTGCTGTTGGTGCAGCACCTGAAGCCAAGAAGTTAATTGTTACGCCAGAACCTTGTGCAATCGTTACATCTTCTGTATCATCATTATGAACTGCCCAAGAAGAACCTTGTGGGATTGTACTGTCATTATCACAAGTGAATGTAACTGCGCCACCCGCATCTTTGTGCCACATCATACCAACATGAGCTAGATCAAATGTATCTGCTGCATCAATTTCGTAAATTGGGATTGTGTTATAGCCCAGCGGTTGCTGGGTGGCAGCACCATCTGCTACTGTCAAATAGCCATTAGCATTTGCTGTTAGTGTTACGCCACCTTTGCCGATTTGAAACGAGGAAACGCTGGTGCCTTTGATATTGTGTACCGTAGCCACTTCTTATTCTTCTCCTGTCATATTATGTCTGTAACAATGGGGTTACAGTCAGGGATTTTATAACTGTATTTATCTAAAAGTTGGAAAGAGTAGATTTATGATGTTGGATATGGGCCTGTTGGTGGAGTAAAGGTGCCCGAGTATCGCGCAACGCCTTTTGTAATTCTTACATTGTCGATCCAGCCGTCCATCGGATCGTTCGCATCTGCGTTATATCTGCCAATCCATAGATCATGCGATGAGTTGAAAAATGTAGCATATGTATTCAGCGTTGTATCCGATGAACCAACTTGCGTCCCGTCAACATACACGCGGGTTTCGTCTGTTGCTATGTCTCTATCAAACACGAATGCAATATGATACCAAGTATCGCCAGCAGGATCCCATGCTACATCTGCCATAAAGATACCATTACTTCCTGTACTAGATAAGAATGCATTTAGCTCGTTGTTTCGATAGCCAACCCACCATTCTTTTGCGCCTGCGCCTCCCCATTTGCCGACAAACGTGTGCCAATCAGTTCCAGGGTCGCCATTGAATCTAACGTGACATTCTACTGTAAAACTTACAGTCAATGGCTGTAATGATGTTGCGTGTGGGATTGATACGTAGTCATCTACATCGTCAAATAGTGCAGATGCGGAACCGAATTTGAATTGTGCTGTATCAAGCTGGGCGTTATCGTTAAAGGTTAGCGTGTGATTTTCGTTTGACAAATCTGGTGCTGTCGTGGCGGCATCGGCGCCGTCAAATGGTACAAGTAGCGTGACTGACGAAAAATACGGATCGGGCGTTAAGCCTCTTCGATTTGGAGTCATCATTGATCCTGTGCTAAGTGTTTGCATATCAGTATTTATCTTAAATCGCAGGCAAAGAAAAAGCCATCCGAAGATGGCTTTAGTTTCTATAGTATTTCTATAAATTAATACTCACTCTATTCGAGCCTTAACGTTGAGTATCATTACATTATAATGCATGCCTGTAAAATAGTTAAGTCTATTACGCTACGTGGCAGTGGCCCCGCTTCCTCTATATGTAACGGGAAACATTTGTCATATCTATTAGTTAAGTCAATTCATTAATTTTCCTATTTAATAAGTACTCCTGCTTCATTATTATTTATAATAATACTACATCTGCGGGCATTTGTCAAGGCAAAATAGCAGAGAATGTGATAAATACTACACAAGAATAGGAACTAATGATGCCAAAAATCAGTTTGTGGAAACCAGAACAAGGGAACGATTACAACTATATTGATCGTGTTGCCAAAGAGTATTTGAATCTTGGCGGCACTGGTGTATATGTTCATAAGTACATCGGCCCAACTGAGCAGACAGGTGATGACAATAAGAGCAACGTTGGTGATGGTATAACTACTGACGAACTGACAATTGGTGATGTCCTGTTTCTAGAGAATCGTAATCGTAAGTACGCACCAGACATTATTGAGATGCGCGGATCATACACGATCAGTGATACTGATTTTGACTTGACACAGTTTGGTATCTTCTTATCTGATGATACAATCTTTATGACATTCCATCTGAATGAGAATGTGGAACGCTTGGGTCGTAAGCTTATGGCTGGTGACGTACTAGAGCTACCACATCTGAGAGAGTATCATGGATTAGATGAGGAGAAAGCAGCAACCAATCGTTTCTATGTAGTTGAAGATGCATCGCATAGCGCAGAAGGCTATGGCCCGCGTTGGCACTCACATCTATGGAGAGTACGTGCGAAGCAGATGCCAGCATCTACTGAGTATCAAGACATACTTGATAGACTAGCAGGCGATGGTCAGTCACTAGAATCATTACCACCTGGTGATGATGATTGTTGCGATGAAACACTTGAAGATTCGCTAAGTAATAAAGACAAGCTAGATGAAATTACAGATGCTATCATCGAAGAGGCTGCATCCAACGTAAGGTGTGATCCACTTTGGTATGATGCATCAAACTTGTACGTTTGTATTGATCCAAACACGCAAGAGCATCAGCTTATATGGTTTAAGACGGGGGATGGTATCCCACCAAATGGATTAGCACTGGCTGGTAGTGGATCGACATTCCCTGAAACATTAGTGGAGGGTGACTACTACTTACGTACAGACTTTGACAGTCCAGTGTTATACCAGAAACAAGGATCTACGTTCAAGAAGATTGAAGTAGATCAGTGTAAGCTACCGTGGACAGGAGCAAACCAATTGCTAGATACGTTTATTGACAATGAGAACACAAGCACGTTGGATGATGGTACAGTCATTACTCAGCGACAAGCACTAAGCAAAGTGATACGTGCGAAGCCTAGTGATGAACCACAAGAAGTACCAACAAACCCTAACGCACCATCATTGGACAATGATGCTGAATTGTTCGGACCAGAGTTCGGACAAGAATTTGACTAAGAGATAATACAATGGCAGACCAAATAAGAACAGAATCAGATTTAAAGAATAATATTTTTCCAGACAACCAAGCGGTTGGTTCAATTACTGCACAAGATATGCGAGATTTAGTAGCTAGTACTAGGTACTTGCAGCCGTTGGGCTGGGAGTTTAAGTTTGATAGCGACTTCGAAGACCCAAATCCTCCTGTGAGTGGTACTCCACTAACACTGTTGGCTGATACACCAACTAAGGTTACATTCTCAGCCAATCCAGGCGAGGACTTGCGCTACCCATCAACGTTTCCTGAAATTTGGAATAACACAACACAAAAGTTAGAAATCCCAACATTTCTAAATGGTTTCGGAATTATTCGACTATCATGCTGGGCAGAATATAGTGGAAGTCAGCCGCACGTAGATTTTACAATTGATGTTGGTTCAGACCCAGAACTACTTGGTGGTAGCGATAGTAATGTGATCTATGATGGCGCAAGTATTTTCGCTAAGGGCTCTGGTGTACCGCAAGCACACAACTGGGTTGTTCCTTTGTTTGGTGGTTCTGACTTTGTAACCAACGGCGCAACGTTCATCATAACTTCACACGGTGGCGCGTCTACCGCTTGGCAATTTACATTAACTGCTGGCGCTATCATGGTGCCGAACCCTGCTGGCGAAGGATAATAAATGAGTACGTTCTTCTACGACGAACAGATTAGACGATACATACTACAGTTTCTACGTATCTTCTCTGATTTCAGCATAGAACTAGCACCAGATGAAAATGGTGTGGTAGCTCAAAAGCGTGTGCCTATTGTTTATGGAGACATGAGCAGAATGGTGGCGCAGATTCTACGCAACAACGATCAGAATACTTCTATTGCTGCACCAATGTTCAGTGGATATATTCGTAGCGTAGAAGTAGCAGCAGATCGTCGCCAAGATCCTACGAACGTGAATCCAGTTCGCGCAATTGAACGCACATACAATAATCAAACTGGTCTGTATGAAACTACAATGGGTAATCGTTACACAGTTGAACGGCACATGCCAGTACCAATCAACTTGACTATGGCACTTGACTTGTGGACAACAAACACAACAGATAAGCTACAGCTATGGGAACAGATTATTCCAATATTCAATCCAGGAATTCAACTTCAAACGAATGACAACCCGTTGGATTGGGGTTCAATCACTGAAATTGAAATGACTGATATGAGTTATTCTAATCGTGGAGTCCCAGCAGGCACAGATATTGCTAATGATTTCTCATCATTTACGTTCAAGATGACTGCATGGATTAGCCCACCAGCCAAAGTTAAACGTCAGTCCATTATCGAACAAATTGTTACAAACATCTATAACACTGATGTAAGTAGCATTGACACAGATCGTATCTTTGATCCACTTGGTAGTGTCTTTGATGAACTAGATCAAGTTATCATATCTCCAGGGAACTATCGCATTGATGTAAGTCCTGTCAGTTCTACAACTAGCAGAGTCGAGCTATTGAATGAGTATGGGCAAACTGATACTACACTAGCATGGGAGAACTTGTTTGCTGCATATGGTAACATTGATCCTGAGACCACAGTAATGACACTCAAGACTGAAGATGATATTGAAGAAACATTTGGCGACATACTTGGCTCGCTAGAAGTTAGTGACACTGAGCAAAACGTTGCAACATTTGTTGTGGACGCTGATACATTGCCAACCACTATTGGTAGTGGGCCTGTCGATGATATAATCAACCCAACCACTAGCTTCCCAGGTGGTACACTACCAGCAGCGGCTGCTGGTCAACGCTACTTACTTCTGACTAACAATCAAGATTACGATGGTGAGCAATTGATTGCTCAAACAGGAAATGGATTGAGTCCGTGGGGAGATGTTGTTGCGTATGAGAACGACATCATTGAGTACAATGGTACTAACTGGTTCGTTAGCTTTGACGCATCTAGTATTAGTGTGTCACAGTATGTAGTGAATCTCGCAGACGCACAGCACTACAGATTTGCTGACGATCAATGGGTTTATACATATCTTGCAACTTACAATCCTGGATACTGGCGCATTTCTATCAACTAAGAGTTAACTACGTAGATAAATACGTGTATGACTGACGAACAGAAAACAGCAGCAGGAGCTTTATTCGTATCTTCCTCCACTAATCGTGTCTTACTACAGATGCGAGCTTCGTATAAGTCCTCACATAGAAGTGAATGGTCGCTGTTTGGTGGCATGTCTAAAGATGGTGAGACTCCCAGCGATGCTTTCATAAGAGAGTGTACAGAAGAAATGGGCATGTTTCCAAAAACCAGCAAAATTTATCCATTTGATATATACGAATCTAGAGACAAGAACTTTCGTTACTACACATTCATCTGCATAGTCGAGGAAGAGTTCCAAGTAACAATCAACGATGAGTCATTAGGGTATGGTTGGTTTGATTTTGGTGTGTGGCCTAAGCCAATGCACATTGGCGCACGTAATAGTCTGTG